AAATTGATATTACAAAAAAAATAAAGGGGGCAAAAGCCCCCTTTTTTTAGGCTCCTTGCGAGCCGTAAATGCCTCTCCAATCGGAAAAACCGAACGAATAGCGCTCTCGCGCTTTGTATCGAACGTTACCGGTCGAAAAGTCAGGCTCCATTGATGTCTCCATGCCTGTGCGCTGGAACATCTTGAGACCTTCGCCTTGCTCAGTGACAGAAGTCAACAAGAAGAACGCATCGGGGTCCGTCAGGTAGTGGTTCACAGTGTAACCACCGGGAAGTACGCCCGTGTTCTTGATTGCATTGACATCGTTATCAGCAGTTCCTGATCGCAGCGGTGAATTCAAGATTCTATCCGCAACGAAGACGAGCTGAGGTGGAACAACGAGCTTGGTAGCTTGTACCGAAATCGTCAAACCACGATCGTCTGTGAACGTGCTGATGTCAATCAAAGCGTCCTCAAGAGAAGTCTCGTTGAGGTCTGCCATGGTTGTGGCTCGGTTAGCGGCAGTGCCGCCGCCTGCCAGCGGGTGAGCAGTGTTGATCAATGACACTCCATCTCCGCCCGTGAATGAGCTAGAGAAAGCGTTGTTTAAGACATCTGCACCTTTGATCTCTTTGGTGTTAGCCATAGATCGGGCGAGAGCTTTTACATATCGCTTTCCGAGTGAGTCATAAAGGTTATCTTCGATCGCTTCATCAGTGAGCGAAAATGCCAAAGCGATAGTTTCATGAGTGTAACGTGCTGAAAAACCTTCAGACGCATTATCAAATTGAACACCTTGACCTTCCGTTTTGACAGGCGCTGAACCAAATCCAGTGATCAGAACCTCTTCCTCGAATGCGCGTTGAGAATCTTCAATAGCAAAGATTTCCTCATACTCACGATCATAAGAATCGTAAGACATCCCGAAGAGGCTATTCAAACCCGGCTCTAGTTCCTTCGCCAGTTGTGCGCGTGAAATCGCCATGTTTAAGCCTCCTTATGCCAAGCCAGCCGACTTCACACCAGCGATATGGTTTTGAATCACAACCATTACGTTGGTGTTAGCGGATGCTACGTCATCATTGTCAGGATCTTGAGAAATATCGATTGCTTTCAACGGCAAAGTAGTCGTTGTAGCACCAGTCGTCACGTCAAGTTCCATGTTTGATCGACCTGAAGACGTGTCTCCCGTTGTTGACTGGTCAACAATGTCAAAATTGCCGAACAGATCAGCGACTGGAAACGTGTCATCGGCTTGTACTTCGAAAACCACACTAGGGTCATCGACTACAAACGCAATGATGTCTGAGGCTGATATTGAACCGGGATAATGGTTTTTGAAAACCTGTTCACCGGTTGTTGGGTCAGTGTACTGTACACCATTAAACACCCCGACTACGGGGACAGTGCTTCCTGCTGCGGCTCGTTCGATACCGCCACCGGTTACTTGCTTAACAAGATCTCCTTGGAAAATCTTGCCGCTCAAACCAGAGGCTATACGATATCGACTTTGGCCACCAGAGTAGGGCGCACCACCCATCATGCGAGAGGGGCGTAATCCAAAGGCTGCATCTTTATTAGCCATTTAAGGACTCCTTTTTTACCTTCTGCCAAAAGTGACTTGAGAGTCTCGCTGTGGATCATACTTCACGTAACGGGCATCGCCGCGTGTCTCGTTAAACATAGTGTTATCGAGCGCATCTTTGGCTTGCTGAGTTTTGGTTTGATAGTAATCATTCCGCTCTTCGACCGTTTCGATTGGAATTTTCGCCAGCAATAATCCCTCATTGTAAACGACGCCTGCATGTCTACCGTTATCCATCGTGGGAAGTTCCCATTCTGGAGGGAGGTCAGAACCTTTAACCAGTTCCCAGCCTTCCCGCAAACGGCGACTAACGTTAGCTCGATCCTCCTGTCCTAACATACTCTCTCGGATCCACCGGAAGGTGTAACCGGGAGGTGCGGGGGGAGTCTCTAGCTTACGAACTGGACGCCATGGTCTTCGTCGAGCCTGTTTATCGTGCGTCTCGGAATCACGCGAAGCGCGAGTTTTATTCGTTTCTGCCATGATTATCTTGCCTCTCTTGCTTGAATTTTTTTCTTCTCTGCTGCCACTCTTTGCAACCACGCCTCTTCAGACATATTGTGTGGCTTCAAGCGGAGAATGCGTTGTAACTCATCTGTTTCGAATTTAACACCGCGCTGTTGCCCTCGTGTTTGTTGTCGACCAGCAGGGCTGGCGGAAGCGACTCTTTGCACGCCGGGTCTGGCTTCCGATTGCTCGACAGGTTCTTCCGCCTCTACCGATTGCAAATTCGGATAGACGCGAAAAACTCTTTTATCTAACTCATTATAATACTCATCCGAGTCAGGTTCATAGCCCTCATTAATCAAATTATAATGAGTGAAATAAGCGAATTGTGTGGCTTGTAGGTTCTCTTCATTTTCCCCATCACCATACCACTTATTTTTCTCATGCCAACTCAGAGCCTCATCGGTTGGCTTTGGCTCTTCCATTTGTTCCGACCGTAGCTCTAAAGGTTGCGCCTGCTGTTGATTTGGCTGATATTGATCTCGATAAGGCTGGTAGTTTTCTTGAGCAGGTTGTTGCGGTTGTTGCTGCGCGTGTCTTGATTGAGCTACTCGCAATTTTTCTTTTTGAATCGCAACATCGTTTTTTAACGTGTCCGCTTTAGAGATAAGATCGGCATCTCCACTTTGAATAGCCTTTCGATAAATATCATCGACCTGACTTTCTTTGGCTTTTAGCGCCTCCTCTTCTTTTTCGAGAACTGTTTGCGCTTGTAAGACGGACTGCTCTCTATAATGTTGCAGCTCCTGCTCTTTTTGCATTGCGACCGCTTCGAGGTAGCGAGCGCGATCTTCGGCCTCTCGATTTTTTTGATTCAACTTGTTGATGCGCTTGCTTACCGATTTTGTATAACGCTCAAGCTCGTCATCGCTGCTGACTTCCTGAGCCTCTGGTAAGTCTTCTGTTACAGTGATTTCAATCTTTTCTTCCACTGCTTCGGGGGCTGTATTCTCAACGGTCATCGGTAGCTGCTCACTATGTCATCTGGATCTAATATTGTTGCTATGACTTCATCATCGTTAATAATTCGAACCTCTTCCCCTTCGTCCAACTTAAACCGAGCGCCGGCATATCGACCTATCAACACCCATTGGTTTTCTTCGCACCAAGGGGCATCACCATATTTTTCTTTTTCGTTGTAGCAGAGCGGTCCCTTCTTAACGACGTAAGCAACCACCGTGGCGAGCGCCTCTCGGTCAACGGTTTCTTTTGTCAAATGAATTCCGCCCTTACTGGTTCGTTTACCGGCATAAGGAATCACTAACATGCGCCAGCCCGTTGGCTGAGGCATTCGCTCTAATACTGACTTATCGAGCAGAGTCGGATCTAAAACCCGATCCTCTTTATCGACAAAGGCAGCTTCGATTGACGGTTTGCTCACTCGCGCTCTCCTCGTGCGTAAAAATCTTGGATGGTTTGTTCAACCAAGTTTAACGCAGTCAGCTCGCCTTGCAAACTTTTATAGTGTTCCATATCTTTGAGCATACCTTCACACATTGTTTCAACAATTAGCTCCTTTCGATCGCTAATCATGCGCTTGATGGCTGCTGCCAGATCAACATCGTCTCTCATACGCGCTCGTAAAAGTCCAGCCCTTTGGTAGCTGCGCCAGTACCACGAGTGCGCATTTTCTTGACTTTAACTTTAAGCTGGCCACGAGAAACCGTGCCGCCTTCTTTCATTCCTTTCGCAGTTTTCATCGCAATGGCCACGGCTTGCTTTTGCGGTTTTCCCTCTCCCTTCAGTTTTTTTATGTTGGAGGTAATTGTTTTTTGGCTACTGCCTTTCTTTAACGGCATCACTTTTTCCTCGTTGCGGGTTTCTTTTTTGAAGCTGCCTTTGCTTTAGGTTTGACCTTCGGCTTCGGGGGCGCTTCTTCAATCACTTCGGCTTTAGCAGGTTCAGGGGCTGCTATTTCTACCTTCGCAGGAGCAGGTTCGCCGCGCTCGATTCTTTCTAACTTAGCTTTGATCCTCTCATCGCTTGCCGCTTTCCTCAAAGCCTGCTTTTCTTCTGTGTTTGCAATAGCTTGGCGCTCAGCCTCGCGCATAAGTTTTTTGTTTTCACGCAGTTCTTGCTGTCTTTCTAAAACATAACTGGTTGTCATTACATGCCTCCAAATTTTGCTTGTAACTCAAGCAATTTTAGTTGCGCTTGTTGCTCCAATCTTTGCATGGCAACATCTAATTTATCATCCGCAACTTGCTTTTGAACATCAATCCTTTGTTTTTGAATCTCAGACTCTAGGAGCTTTTCTTGGTTTCTTTGCTCCTGCTTTTCAGTGAACTGAGCCTGATCCATCGCCATCTCTTGCTCCCGAAGGTCTAGCTCGCGCTGACGGATTTGAACCAAAGGATCTTCTTC